AAGAGAACGATGACACGCACCGCAAGTTTGAAACCACTGACATGCGCGAGTGGACCTTTGCGTGTCCGCACTGTGACCTCCGCCAGCCTTTCAAATGGGAAAACGTGGAATGGAGTAAGGACGCCCGCGACGACGATGGTGAATGGAACTTCGCCCGCGTGCGCGAGACCGCCTCGCTGACTTGTGAAGGCTGTGGCCATGCGTTTGATGACAGCGACCGTACGCGACGTGTGCTCAGCACCACGGGTCGTTATGTGCGCACCAATCTGAATGCGTCACCGGAGAACGTTGGGTTCCACTGGAACGCACTGTGCGCGATGAGCTGGGGCAGGCTCGCAGAATTGTATCTGCGGGCCAAGGCAGCGGCGAAGCAAGGTGATTTGGAACCACTACGGCAGTTTTATCAAAAGCGCCTCGCGCTGCCGTGGCGTGACTACTTGGAGGATTTCAAACTGGAGATCATGCCCAGTGGTTATCGCCTGGGTGAAACGTGGGACGATGAGGCCGCCGTGAGCAAGCATGGCAAGTTCCTCACGCCGCCCTTCGATCCGGCCCAGGCGGCGGCTCCGCTGCGGTTCATGACAGTGGACTGCCAGATGGACCACTTTTTTGTGATCGTGCGTGGCTGGTCGCTCGATGGTTCCTCGCGTCTGGTGTGGCGCGAACGCGTGCCCACCTGGGATGAAGTGCTCAGTTTGCAGGATCGATTCACCATCCATGCCAACCTCGTATTCGTCGATGCCGGTCACGCGACGTATGATGTGTATCGCGAATGCGCCAAGCACGGCTGGGTGGCGCTCATGGGCGACCGCCGTGCCACCTACGTTCACCGCACCAAAGATGGCCGTAGCGTGCATCGGTTCTACTCACCGCGTCGCAAAGTGGTGCTGGGCCGTGGCCAGACCTGCTCGGTGTTCTACTGGTCCAATCTGAACATCAAGGACATGCTCGCCCGCCTACGCCGAAACCAGGATCCCGAGCGAGGTGCCACCTGGGAAATCGCCGAGGATGCAGGCGACGACTACCTCACGCAGATGGAGAGCGAGCAGCGCGTGCGCAAAGGCGGCAAGTGGTTGTGGGAACGCATTGGCAAACGCTCCAATCATTACTGGGACTGCGAGGCAATGCAGGTGGCTGCCGCCGTGATGCTCAAGCTCGTGGGGCAGGAGTCGGTCAAAGCTGGTGCCGAGCCTGACGAGGAGACTGAACCGGCCACAGATTGACACGGCAGGCGGTGGCATGAACCCACCCCAAACTCTCCAAGGCAAGCTCACCTACGCAGGCATCCTCATTTCGGCCATCGGTGCCATTGGCCGCATTTTCGGCCTCCATCTGCCCACCAACGAGGCACAGGGGATGGTCGATCTGGTGGCCGCCAACTGGGACACGCTCGCGCAGTTCGGCGGTCTCGCCACCGCCGCCTACGGCCGCCTCCGCATCAACTGGAGGAAGCCATGACCAGCGACCAACTGGCCCAAGGCATCATTCGGCAGGCAAGCCGGTTCATCGGTCTGCGCGAGGTCAAACCCAATGCAGACTGGGACAACCCCAACACGTCTGGACCTGACCGCCCCCTCGTTGATGAACTGCGCGCACTGATGCGCCAGTCGCCATGGGAACCCGGCTGGGCCTATTGCGCGGCTTTCGCTGAAAGCATGGTGCTGGCAGCGTTGCGTTCACTGGCGGCCACGCCTGAGCAAATCAAACGCTGGCAGGCAACGATGACACCACACTGCGTCACCAGTGCAGTGAACTTCCGGAAGCTGGGACTTTTGTCGGCCAGCGCTGAACCCGGCTCCATCTGGCTCGCACGTCATGGCCGCACCAACAACGGCCATGCCGGCATCGTGACAGCCGTGCGTGGTGTAAGCATGGCCACCATCGAGGGCAACACGTCCCTCGATCCGAGTTCAGACGCCAAAGAACGCGAAGGCGACTGGATCACCAACCGCATCCGCTTCCTCAAAGGCAGCGGCACGCTCAACACGCTCGGGTTCATCACACCCGCAGCCATCCTCAAACTCATCGGTGTATGACCCAACCACGTTTTGATTCCACCATCAGCCTCGGGCATCTCGTGCAGATCCTCTCGCTCGTCATTGCTGGAGCCACAGCTTGGGGCGTTCACACCAGCACGCTTCGTCACCTGGAACTGTTGCGCAACGAGGACCGCCAGCGCATCGAATCCCACGAGGTGAAGATCAATCTACTGGAACGCGCAACCGACGTGGTCAAAACCGACGTCAACTACATTCGCCTCACCGTCGATGAGATCAAACGTGACGTGAAGGATGCCGGGCGTTGACATCCCGCACCGCTCATGGCGCAAGGTTTGTTCACTGTCGGTTTCACCGTCGCAGAAGTTCTCCGCATCCAGGCAAGAGCCAAGGAGATGCTCATCGAGGGCAAGACTCTCATGAGTTGGGCCGACAGCGGTTCCAACGCCAGCAAGCAGTTTCCCATGACCGTCAAAGAAACGCTGGAGGAATGCGCTCATGCGCTGCGCGCTCTTGATCCCGCCACCTATGGCCGCCGTCGTCGCATGGCGACCTCCTCCATCAACTATCTCGCCAAATGAACGGCCTCCAACAATGGGCAGTCCGCTGGCTGCCCCCAGCTTTGATGCCCAAGGCGTGGACTTCGGTCTATGAATCCGCCAACGCTTCACCCCGACGTGGTGCGGTGCCAGGAGCGATCCCGCGCGATGCCAAGCATGATCTCACACCCCACATTCACCGTGAATTGGTGCGCCGATCTCGCTACCTCGTCAAGAACTCCGGCTTCGTGCGCGAGATGGTCAACAACATGGCCATCTATTCCACGGGGGATGGCATTCGCCCGCAGGCGCAGTCAGACGAAGTGACTTGGAACCGTCAGGCGGAGTCTTACTTTCGTGCCTGGTCCACGCGCTGTGAAATCACCGGGCGGTTCAGCTTTGAGGAAGTGCAGTCGCTGGTCTGCCGAGGCATGGACGTGGACGGCGAATACTTCATCCATCTCACGCGCAGCCGTCTCGGCATTGCCGCGCTGCAATTGATCGAGTCGCATCGCATCGGTGAGGGCAACACTTCCATGCAGTCGTTCCATGGCATCACACTGGACGCTTGGGGCGCACCAGTGTCCTACCGTGTGCTGGAGGATCAATCCGCACGCGAACTGCCCGCTCAAAGCGTGCTGCATGTGTTTGAACCGGAGCAAGCAACCTCTGTGCGCAACGCCCCCACCATTCAGCACTCCATCAATCACATCCTCGATGAGATGGAATTGCTCGCTCTTGAGAAGCACGCCGTGAAGGACAACTGCGATGTGACGCGCGTGCTCAAAACCGAGACGGGCGATCTTGGTGACGACTCCGACTTCGCCATCGAAGGCGAGCAGGCCGAGTCGGGCGAAGGCACCAACCCTGCCTCGCTGCAGCAGATCACCGGCGGCAAACTCGTGGCACTCAAGACCAATGAGTCGCTCGACTCGTTTGAGCCCAAGCGGCCGTCGCCCACATTCACCGGGTTCCTGGAGCATCTGCGCCGGGATGCCGCGCTCGGGGTGCTGCCGTATGAGTTTGCGGCGGATTCATCGAAGGTGGGCGGTGCAGGCGTGCGCTTGGTGGTGGCCAAAGCGGACCGACGTTTTTCGTATCGCCAGATGATCCTCATTCAGCGCTTCATCAAGCCCGTATGGTTCTACGTGATCGGTGATGCCATTGATCGTGGCGAACTGCCGGCCGTCCAGGGATGGTGGAAAATCAGTTGTGTGACACCACGCAAGCTCAGCGTCGATGCAGGTCGTGAGGCGCAGCAGAATCGCTCGGATGTGGAAATGGGCCTCAAGACCATCAGCGATCACTATGAAGAACTGGGCGCAGACTTCGGCGAGGAACTGGAGCGCCGCGCCCGCGATGCAAAGATGATTCTCGAAACGGCCACCAAGTACGGCGTGCCTCTGGATATGCTGTGGAAGCCGAGTGGCAATCAAACAATTCAATCGGCACCCTCGCCGTCTTCTT